AGGGTGTAGCAATTGGATCAGAAGAATATTACGCAAAGTTAGACACAACATTGCGCAAAAGATTCCCAGAAAACTTCGAACAAGAAGAGCGGGAAGAAGCTGAACCAGTAAAAAAGAATTCAGTTGTAGCTCCTGCAACTCGGTCAACTGCACCGAAAAAAGTGAAATTAAAAACTTCACAAGTAGCATTAGCTAAAAAACTAGGATTGACACCTGAGCAATATGTAAAAGAACTTTTAAAATTGGAGGCCTGACATGGCACAAGATAAATTAACTAGAGAAATGCAAACCCGTGAAACTACTGAGCGCCCTAAGCGGTGGACGCCACCAGAGCTTCTCCCTGAGCCTGACAAACAAGCTGGATATGCATATCGTTGGATTCGTGTTTCAATGTTAAACAATCCTGACCCGCGCAATATTTCATCGAAATTACGCGAAGGATGGGAACCAGTAACTATTGAAGAACAACCAAAATTTAAACTGTTAGCCAACCGTGAAGGTCCATTTAAGGACAATATCGAAATTGGCGGATTATTACTTTGCAAAACTCCTGAAGAGTTTGTTGAGCAGCAGCAAGCGTATTATGCTGACCAAACAAAAGCACAAGAAGAAGCAGTTGATAATAATTTAATGCGTCAAAGTGATTCAAGGATGCCTATCTTTCAAGAGCGTAGATCTTCTACAACTTTTGGAAAAGGCAATTAATTAATTTAATCTTAGGAGATTATTATGGCTTATCCAATAGTACCAGCCCCATACGGGCTAAAGCCAGTAAATCTTATCGGTGGTCAGGTATTTTCTGGCTCTACACGTAACTTACCTATTCAGTATGGTTACGCAACCGCTATTTTTTACGGCGATTTTGTTTCATTAGTACGAGGAACTGTAGTACGTTCTGTAGTTACTACTTCAGCATCGGCAGCTGCCGTTGTTGGTATTTTTCTTGGCTGTTATTACACAAACCCAACAACTAAGCAAAGATTGTATTCGCAGTATTACCCAGCAAACGTAAATGCTGGCGATATTACTGCTATTGTTACTGATGACCCAGATACAGTTTTCAAAGCTGTTGTTTGTTCATCTGGCACAACTGTTGCTTCTGGTTCAATCCCAATGATTGGTCAGAACTACGGTATGATCGATAATGCTGGTAACGTAAATACAGGTGACTCCGCAGCCGCTTTAGCTTACTCTGCAACATTAACAACTTCAACATTACCATTGCGTGTTGTTGATGTAGTTCGTGATACAGCATATAGCTATTCAGCAGTTGGAAGCTCTTCGACAACAAGTCTCACATTGACTACAGGTCCTAACGGAAACGTATTGCAAGGTGCTGATGTTGGTTATCTAGCTTCAAACGGTCAATTGATCGAAACAGGTTCATTCGTAACCGCAGCTATTGCTCAAGGTGCAACTTCTGGAACATTAAACGTGGCTCCAGCAGTACCAGGTTCAATAACAGCTATTCCGAGTGGTTCAACAATCGTATACACAATGTATCCTGAAGTATTGGTGAAAATCAACTTCGGTATCCATGAGTATTACACTGCCACAGCTGTTTAAGGAGAATAAATAATGGCTATTTCACGCGCACAACTACTTAAAGAGTTATTACCCGGTCTAAACGCTTTGTTTGGTTTGGAGTATGCTCGCTACGGTGAAGAACACAAAGAGATTTATGAAACAGAAACCTCTGAGCGTTCTTTTGAAGAAGAAACGAAACTTTCAGGTTTCTCTGCTGCTCCAGTCAAGGGTGAAGGTTCTGCCATCGCTTATGACAACGCACAGGAAGCATGGACAGCTCGCTATAATCACGAAACTATTGCTCTCGGTTTCTCTTTAACAGAAGAGGCTATCGAAGATAACTTGTACGATTCATTATCTGCACGTTATACAAAGGGCTTAGCTCGCGCTATGGCATATACTAAGCAAGTTAAAGCTGCCGCTATTTTAAATAACGGTTTTAATCCTGCTTATACTGGTGGTGATGGTGTATCGTTATTCTCTACTGCTCACCCATTGG